GCGGCGCTTGGCGGGAAGTCCACCAACGGCGGGAAGACATACCGGGACCTGGGGGACACGAAGGACCGACTCGCCGCGACCATCGACGGCTCGAAGAACCGCACGGCCGTGACCCGCTCCTTCGACTGACGATGTTCCCCGACGATTTCTTCGGCGCGAACTTCTTCGCCAACGACTATTACCCGCCCGAGGACGCCGGGGGCAGCACGACGCCCCCCGTCTCGGCGGGCGACTACGTGCTGCGCGCGTGGTCGTTCGGGCGTCACCGGGTGGTGAACTAGCGTGGGGACCGCCCTCGTCGGGTTGGCCCCCAAGTCGGCGGCGTCTGGCAACGCTAGTGACCAGATGCCGCCGATGCGTGCGGACGCCGAGGATACGGCGCTCGACGGCAACCGCGTCGCGTACTTCAACCAGCTGTGGAATAGTCAGACCGGCTTGTTCCAGACGCGCGACCGGATGATCGAAGAGAATTGCCGGATGCTCGCCGGGGATCAGTGGAGCGTCTTCCACCCCGGCACCGGCAAGTATCTCGACCTGTCCGAGTTCCTGCGGGACGACGAGAAGCGGTGGCGGCAGCGGCCGGTGGTGAATTACCTGCTCCGCTGGTACATGCTGACGCACGCGCGCATGACGGAAAACGCGCCCGTGATCTCGTGGAACCCCGGCCCGGACGCGAACGACGCGAAGCTGGCCGAGGCGCTGACGCTCGTGCAGAAGGTCGTCTGGCGCGACGGGAACATGGACGATGTGGTCTTTCGCCTCATGGCGTGGCTCATCGTCGCCGGGAGCGCGGGCATCGTCTCGCACATCGACCCCGAGGGCGGGAAGTGGGTCCCGGAGACGGCCGACGTGCCGGTCCCCATCCTTGGCCCCAACGGGGAAATGCTGGGCATGACGCCCGGCCCGGTCCCCAACGTGCCGCTGACGGGCCGCTTCGAGCCCGCCATCGGCATGACGCTCGACGGCCAGCAGGTGCCGTTGCCCAACGCGCAGCCCAAGATGCGCCGCCAAGGGCGGATCGCGATGGATGTCGTGACGCCGCTCGAGTTCCGGGGCGAGTGGGGGCCGCGCGCCTGGTACGACAAGAGTTGGCACGCGCTCGACTGCCTCTATCGGCCCGACGAGCTGCAAGCGAAGTGGGGCGTCGACGTGGCGCCGTCGCGGAAGGCGTCGCAGGATGACCGCCGCGCGCGGGTGCTCTACGGCACCGGCCAGTTTGGCGCGATGTCGGCCCGCATGGGGGGTGTGTCCTCGCAAGAGGCGCTGCGCGACCTGATCCCCGTGCGGCAATTCTGGATCAAGCCCCGGTCGACCGATCCCGAGTTGGCCGATTCGCCGACGAATCCGGGCGGGCGGTACGTGGTGCTGACAGACGAGCGGGTGCTGTACGACGGCCCGCGCCCTGTCGCGTTCCCGTACACGTCGCCCATCCACAAGTGGGATTTCGTCTACGTCCCGGGTCGGTCGAGCGGCACGACGCCACAAGAGGCACTGAACGGCCCGCAGCGGTCGTCGAACAAGGCGCGCGCGATCGTGATGGAAAACGCGAACCTCACGGGCAGCCCCAAGTTTGTCATTGATTCGAGCGCCGGTATCGAGCCGGGCCAGTGGACGAACGAGCCGGGGTCTGGGGTTATCGCCAACGTGCGCACGGGCGTGTCCCCCGTGCAGTGGCTCACCCCGCCCTCGATCGGCGAAAGCGTCTACGCCACGCTCTCGCAGACGAAAGACGACATCAACCTGCTCGGCAACATGGACGGGCAGTCAGGGAAGGCGCCGACGACGAGCGCGAGCGGCGAGCTGGTGAAGGAACTGCGCTACAACGAGGACCGGTACTACGGCCCGACCCTGCGCCGCGCCGTGCCCGAGTTCGGGCGCATGGCGCAGACGTGGAAGGCCATGATGCCGCTCATCTACGACCGCGAGACCGTGCTCTCGATGGCCGGCAGCGATCGCATCGTGCAAACCATCAGCGTCTACCCCGAGTTGTTCGAGGTCGGCACTGTCAACGCCGAGCCGGACCTCGAAAGCATGATGCCCGAGGGACGCGGCGAGCGACGCCAGCGCGTGCAGTGGATGTACGAATCGGGGATGTTTGGCCCGCCGCAGTCGCCCGAAGCGATCGCGCAGTTCATGGAGCGCAGCCGCTTCCCGCACGACTCGCGGACCTTGGTCCCCGCGCACGTGGACTGGCAGACCGCCGAGGCCGAGAACGGCGAACTGGCGTTAGGCGCCGATCCGATGGGGATTCCCGCGCTCCCCTGGTACGATCACGCCGTCCACGTCGCCGCGCATGAGCGCGTCATGAAGTCGCGCGAGTTCCTGAAGTTCCCGCCGCAGGTGCAACAGGCGTTTGCCATGCACCGGGAAGCGCACGTGAAGATCCTGACCGCGCAACAGGCGCGCATGGCCCGCGCGAGCGCGCCGCAACCCCAGCCCCAAGGCCCGCCCAATGGCTGACACACCGACCAACGAACCGACTGTCCTCAATCTCGTGCCCGTCACACAGGCCATGCGCGAGACACTGGCGCCGTCCACGCCGTTGACGCTGCCCGATGGGACCGCGCTCGTCCCCGAGTCGAAGCCGCAGACGATTCAGGAGGCGATCCGCGCCGCGCGCGAGAACGTCGCCGCGAAGGCCGCTGCCGCCGAGACGCCGGCCACGTCGGAGACCCCCGCCGCTGAGGACGCACCGGTCGACGGGGCGGAAGGCGAAGAGCCCGAGACCGTCGAAGGGGCCGAAGGCGAGGGCGAAGGCGAGGGCGAAGGCGAGGGCGCCGACGACACGCTCATCGTCGAGTTGCCCCCACGCACGCCGAACGGGGAGCCGATTCGCGTCGCGGTGCCGGATCAGGAATCCCTCGAGGCGATTCAACGCCTCCAGAACGGCTACATGCGAGGCGAGCAGGCGCGCGAAGCGCAGGCCGAGTCCCGCCAGGTGATCGGAGAGTTCGAGGAGTTCCGGCAGGAGCTGCAGCTTGACCCTGTGCGCGTGCTTGAAGAGTCGCTCTCGCCACAACAGGCCGAGGTGTGGTTTCGATATCTCCTCACGCACCCGGCCATCATCGAGCGCACGCAGCGTGACATCGAGCTCGTCGCCAGCGGCGACGAGGATGCGATCGAGCGGGTACGCGAGCGCGTCAAGTCGCAGCGGCTGGAACTAGAGAAGGCTTCTCGCACAGAGATCGAAGGTCAGCGCGCCGTGCGGCAGAACGCCCGCGACGTGCAGTCCGTGATTGGGCGCCTCGTGCCCGAGCATTTCAACGAGGACATGAAGGAGCTGTTTTATCGCGATGCGCGCTACGACATCCAAGCGTGGCAGCAGCGCACCGGCCAGAAGATCGTCCCGCCGAACATCGTGGCCCAGATCCTCACCCCGCGCCTCAAGGCGCTGGGGGTCGATCCGGCCGCGCGCCGGGCCCCGAAGACTGGCCAGCCGGCCACCCCTCGCGCGACGCCTGCCGCTGCCACGGCACCCGCAGGCCAGTCTCCCGCGAATGGACAGCCGCGCACCGTCGAGCGGGTCAAGGCCAACGCGGAGAAGCGCGCGCTCGTCGCCGCTGCCGCGCCCGGCGCCAATGCCGTGGGGCGTCCGAACCCGTTAGGCGCCATCCCCGCAAACGCTGACGTAAAGCAGGCGATTGCCGCCTTCCGCAAAATGCGGCGCGTCGGCTAACCCACAGGAGACACACCCAATGGATTCGATCCGAAAGACTTGGGCGCGTCCGATCGTACCGCTGCTGGCCTTCATGGGCTTCGTGGCGGTGCTCCTCGCGCTCATCCCCGCGCCGGCGTCGGCCCTCGGGCTCATGCTGACGGGCACGATTGCCCCGACGACCTCGACGACCGAGCTCGATCCGGTCATGAAGGTCATCGCCAATCGGCCGCTGTTCAATCTGACGATCAACGAGTCGGAGTTTTCCGACATCATCCTGACCAACTCGGAAGGGGTGCAGATCGACCAGACGACCGGCGGGCGCTACATCGAGAATGCGCATCGGTTTGCCAAGTCGAGCGGCTACCGTGGCATGCAGGACGGCGGGTACATCCCCGTCGCCGAGTCGCCCGTCTTCAAGAACAGCAAGGTCTACCTGAAGCAGTCGAGCTACACGCTCCAGATGACCGGCTCGGCGATGCGGCGCGTGCAGCAGGACGAAGGCGCGTTCATCAACTACCTGGAGACCGAACTTCCGGAAGCGGCCAAGAACATGGCGCACGTTGATGACCGCTATTTGATGGGCTTCGGATACGACGTGCGCGCGCGGGTGAATGGCGCCACCTCGGGTACGGCGGCTGCGCTCACGTTCGGCGTCGATACGGCGCTCGGCGTGTCCGGATGGACCGACGCGTGGACGCAGTTCGATGAAGGCGATCAGATCGGCTTTACCTCGGCGCTCACGGCCACCATCGCGCTCCGCGCGGCGGGGACCAATCAGCGCGCCATCGTGCGCGACATCGACGAAGCCAACTCGACGATCACGGTCGAGACGAACGCGACGCTCGCCGCGGCGATCGCCGACAACGACTACATCGGCACCGCCGACACGTCGGATCACAACTTCCCGCACGGCTCGGGTCTCACCACGATGGTCCCCACGGGCCTCCTCGGTGCGATCGACGACGGCACCATCCTCCCCACCTACATGGGGATTGCCCGCTCGGGCAACCGCCTGTGGAAGGGGATTGTGGTGGACGCGTCTGCGTCGCCGTGGGGTGGCGCCACGTCCGAAGCCCTCGTGTTGTTCGCCGTGGATGAGGTGAAGCGCAAGGGCGGCGGCGACATCACCGCCTTGGCGTCCTCGTACTCGGGCGAGCGCGGACTGCGCAACGCCTTCGCCAAGGACCGGTTCTTCATGGACCCGCGCAGCTATTCCGGTGGCCGCGTGCCGCTCTACCTGCAGCTCGGCAATCGCGCCGTGCAGGTGAAGTTCGCCCGCAAGCTGCCGCCCGAGGTGATGTTCGGCATCGACGCGTCCACGTGGATTCAGCACACCATGGGCACGTTCGAGTGGGACGACACGACCGGCTCGATCTGGAACCGGGTCACCGACTCCACGGGGCCGAAGGACGCGTACTACGCGACCGGCTACAAGTACGGCGAGTACTTCTGCAACGCGCCCCGCCGGAACTTCCGCATTCAGGGCCTCACCGCGGTCCAGTGACCCTAACCGCTGGGGGCGTCCAACGGGGCGCCCCTGGCATCGGAGGAACCAGCGATGCAGATCACAGACGAAAAAGTGGCGGCGACGGCGGCGTTCGCGCGCGAAGCCGTAGTGCTGCCGTACGCCCCAGCCATCTCGCTCACGAACCGCTTGGTCGGGGTCGTGGCGCCCGGCTCGGGCTTCCAGTTGCAGGACGTATCCTGCTTCTGCTCGACCAAGGCGGGGACTTCGACCGTCAACGTCGTCATGGGCGGGCTCAATGAGATCGTGATCGCGACCACGATCGCGAAGCACTCGACGCCCGAACAGTTGGCGACGGCGATTTGCCGCGTGATCGTCGGCGGGATCTTCGTCGAGAAGGCGGCGGCGACCGCCATCACCTTCACGGCGGCGCACGTGGTGACGGCCTCGAAGTACGGCTGTATCCTCGTGCAGATCGACAACGCGGGGACGATCTCGACGAAGGTGGTCGCGTCCACGCAGGCGTATGACACGGCGGCCGAGGCGCTGGCGAACCTGCCAGCGGCCGACAGCGGCAAGCTGCGGTTAGGCTATATCGCCATCGCGAACAACGCGGGCGACTGGACGGCCAACACCGACGACCTGACGGATGGGTCGGACCTGACGACCGCCACGTTTGTCAGTGACGCGGCGACGGTGAAGTCCTGCCTGACGGGTGCCGTGACCCCGCTGGCGTTCCAGCGCGTGGCGGGGACGCTCTCGTCCACGCTCTCGAACATTCGCACCAAGGACAGCACGCAGCGTCTCTACGTGCTGACCACGACCGATGGTTCGGCAGCGCACACCAATGGTGTGGTGACGCTCCGGTATCGGCAGTACCCGATGTACGGGGAATAACCGTGCTCGGGATGCTCTCGCGTCTCATGGGGCGGGCGTCGTCGCAGGCACGCGGCGGCGCTCGGTCCCACGGCTTACGGGCGCCGGTGGTCATGGACCGCCGGTGTCCGGAGGCGTTCCGTCGTCGGTTGCAGCTGTCGGCACCGACGCTCGATTGCGTCTACTTCGGCGATGGGCAGTGGATCATCGTCGTGTATCGGGGCGATGGGCCGAGGCGCCGCGAAGGGGAGAAGCTGCACTGGAACGCGGCCACCCTCGGCATCACCGACCCCTCGGTTTACCAACAGGCCGCGCTCATGCGCGATGGGTGGGCCGGGCTCCACCAGTTCGCCGCCGTCGAGCCGTGCGAACAGCACGCCGTCGAGGCGTTGCGGAAGTTCCACGCCACGGACGCCGACGTACGCGCCGGGTTGCAGGCGGCGGGCGACGAAAGCCGCTCGGTCTCACGCAAGCGACGGTTGGCGGCGGAACGCTCGGACTTTCTCGAAACGGAAGCGCGGTCGATCTGGCGCCATACGGTGCGTCGCCCGGTTTCCATCATCCGCCCGGTGGCTCGGGCGCACTAGGAGGGCTGCCGCATGTTAGGCTCGCTCATCATCGGCGCCGAAGGTGTGCGCCAACAGGAAGTGGACCGCGTGACCGGCATCGACAGCTTGGGGCCGATGGTCATCACGCCCGAGGATCGCGCGCGCGCGCTCGCCGACGCGGGGCTCGTTCCCCAGGTCGCGCCGTCAGCGGCCCCGGCATCGGCTCCGCTCGGAGCGCCCGACACGGGGCTGACGGTGCGCGAGATTCGCCAGCAGTTGAAGGCCAATCCGGCCAGCGTGGGGGACATCCTCAAGGCCGAGGCCGAGCGCATCACGCAGGGGCTGGAAGTCCGGCAGTCGGTCTTGAAGGAAGGGCGCGCGGTCGCGGTGGCGCGCGGGGATACGGCGCTCGTCGAGGGGGTCGACGCCCTGCTCGCCACGCTCACCCCCGAGGAGTAAGGCCCGATGGCGCTCGTCGCGTCTGACGTGATCCGCGCGGCCCGTGACGCGCACCCGGCCTTTGCGCCGGGGCGCATCGCGCCGCCGGTCGCGTGGCGGGCGCTGGTTCGGCTCTATACGCCACTGGTGGCCCAGGTGGCGCGCATTACCCCCGATGTGCTCACGGCCACCAGCGTCAGCGCGGCGCTCCCGCTGGCGTCGTACGCGTCCGGGATCGCCTTGGGGCAAGCCCTCCTGCAGCCGCTCGACGTGAAGGCGCTGGATTCGGCCGGGCGCCCGTCGTCGGTCGAGCTGGTGTCGTACGACGCGCGCGCGGGCACCATCCGGCACCCGGCCGCGACGATCCTCGGGCAAACCTGCTACCTGCTGGGCGAGGAAGCCTGGTGGTCGCAGTGGGCGTCGGTCTCGGTGCGGTTCATCGCGCAGCCGTCCTTGACGCTCAACGAAGTCACGACGCTGGCGCTGCCTGACGATGCGTTCGACTGCCTGACGGCCAAGCTGGCGGCCGCGTTTGCGACGCGGTTGGTCGGCACCGGGCAGCCGGCGATCGAGAACGCGGGGCAACTGCTCACCGATGCCGGCGACGCCGAGCGCCTGTTCCTTGAGCGCGTCGGGGCGTGGAAGCGGCCCCAAACCTTCCGCGTGCGTGAGGTCTTCTGATGGCGACCGTACAGGACATCCTCGACGGCGCCGTGGGGCGCAGCGCGGCCTCGCGCCTCGATCGGCTGGAGGTGGACGCCCCCGAGTTGCTGCGCGTGGTGCAGCGCGCCTTGTCGCGGCTCTACCTGTTCGCCGCGCGTCGGCGTGCGTCCACGTTCGCGCAGAGTGTGGTCGTGCCGTATCAGTCGACCGCGCCGCTCGGGTGGCCCTTCCCTGCGGACCTGCTCTCGCTCCTCCGCGTCGAGTTCGCGTCCGGCGGGGGCGAGGTCGCCGTCACGCGACTGGATGACCGGGCGGGCATGTACCCGATGCCGGCGGTGGCCGAGTTCGGGCGGGCGTTGGTGGTGTGCGGCAACTCGGGCGACCCGACGAACGAGGATTTGCGCCTCTACTATGCCGCGTCGGCGCCGACGCTGGCGGCCACGTCGACCCCGATCCCGACCGCGTTCCCCGAGATGTTTCACCCGCTGCTCGAGCTGGCGGTCGCGACGTATCTCGCGCGGAAAGAGGCGCGGACCGACGATCTCGCGACCTTCTCGGCCGAGGAGTCGGAGTGGCAGGCGTATTTCGACGCGTGGCTGACCGATGCCTCGATCGCGCCGGGCGACCGCTTCGCCGGCTTCCGGCCGGCACAGGTCTCGGCCGCGTCCGACGACGGGGCATAGGATGCGCACGATCCTTCCCGTCACCTTCGGCGCGGGGCTCGACCGAGCGACGGGGAAATCGTCGACCAGTCGGCAGACCTTTCAGGACCTCCGCAACGTGTACCTGGAGGACGCGCGCCTGCGGCTCCGACAGGGGTTGCAGGCGACGGGATATCCGGTGCTCACGGCGGGGACGGACGTGTGTGCGGTCGCGATGCTGGAAGCGACGCTCGACATTGTGTACGTCCTGTACGAGCGATCCACGCGGGCGCTCACGGTCGCGCGCTTGAATCCCCTCACGTCGGCCACGATGCAGACGGTGGGGACGTGGGGGACGGTGAACAGCGCGGCGACGCTGCCGCCCCCGATCTCGTTCGCCGAGAGCTACGGGAAGCTCTACCTCGCGCACGCCGAGCCGGTGAGCGCGTACCGCCTCACCACGCAGGTCTACACGCCGAATGCGACCGACGCGACGGTCGGCGCCATCGCGGCGCTGCAATGCGACCTGAATGGGGACGGCGCGGCGGCGGACGTGCACTTTCGCGGGGTGCTGTCGTGGAACGACTCGCTCGTCGGCTACGGCTACGGCGAGGAGACGAGCACGGCGTCACAGGACCGCCCCGAGGTGGTGCGCATCTCGAAGCCGGGCGACCCCTCGGTGTTTCTCCCCGAGGCGTACTTCCTCGCCGGGAAGCGCTCGACGCCGGTCACGGGACTGGCCGCGCTCCCCGGCGTGGGGCTCATCGTCGCGAAGACAACGTCGACCTATCTCATCTTCGGGACCGACGCGGAGACGTACGGCATCCGGGAGATTGACCCGAATTACGGCAACGTTGCCGACCGGGCGATCCTGTCGGTGCATGGCGCCGTGTGGATGTGGAGCGTGCACGGCCCGCGCATTACGACGGGCGACGAGACGATCGACATGTCGGCCACGCTGGGGCTGGACGCCCCGCAGCCGGACACGCTCGCCGTCGCCGGGGACATCAAGTACGCGTACGCCTTCCACGATCTGGCGTCCGATACGATCGAGTTCGCCTTCCCGCGCTGGGACACCGCGGAAGGGCCAACGCTGTTCTACGTCGCCAGCGTGCGCGACCCGGCCAACATCCGGTGGAGTTATCACGAGCGCGCGGGCTGCCTCCCCTGCGCCTCCACCGTGTTGCTCGGCAAGCAGGACTTGCCGTCGATCTCCGCGTATGCCGACTTCACCGCGCAGGCCGACAGCGGGCTCGATCCCGCGAGCACGGCGGCGCGTGAAGTCACGGTGACGTGGGACAACCTGGGGAGTTACATCGGGTCGGAGTCGTACGAGGTGTACGTCAAGCCCGCCGGGGGCTCGTGGACGCTGCAGACGACGGTCCCGCACAACAATGCGTCCTCGCAAACGTTGGTGCTGACGGGGTTCGTCCCGCTCACCGTGTACTCGATCGCGGTCCGCGCGACGCGCTCAGGGCTCTACACCACGGGCTACGCCGATGCGAGCCCAGACGATTGGTCGGCGGGGACGGCGGCGCTGTCGAAGACGACTGTCACGACCGAGGCCGAGATTCCGGTCATGACGGCGGGGCGGTGGTATCAGACGCCGGGCGTCTCGGGCGATTTCGTCGAGGTGTCGTTCTCGCGCGGCGACACGGGCGGCGTGCCGTTCATCTTCGAGAAGAGCGCGGACAACTCGACATGGGTCGAGGTCGCGTCCTACCCGACGCCGGGCGCGATCACGTCGGTCGTGTACACGGTCGCGTCCGGGGAGACCGAGGGGTCGATGTACTTCCGGATCACCCCCAAGCGCGGGTCGGTGGCCGGCACATCGGCGACCGGGCTCCTCGTCTACATCGGCCCCACGGTGGCGAGCCATGGATTCGCCCTGCTGGCCTCTGGCTTCGCGATCGCGTCGGGGATCGCGCACCTCGCGCTGTCGTTCAATCCGGCCAGCGGGACGCCCGCGTCGCTCGGCGTCATTTCGCTCAATGTCGAGTTCTCGACCGACAACGCGACGTGGACCGCGCTCACGCTGCCGTGGGCATTCCAGTCCGCCAGACGCAACCAGTACTACCGCTTTACCGGCGTCGGGCTCGTGAACCCCGGCACCAACTACCTGCGCTGGCGCTGTGTGGTCTCGAACGGCGGCGCGGCGCTGCGCACGCCGTGGGCGTCTACGTCGTGGGTGGGCGACAACACCGTCGTCACGATGGACACGACGTGGGGCGGCGTCGGCTTCCCGGTCAACCCGGCCGGGACGGTCACGGTGTTCAACACGCTGATTGCCGGGAGCAGCCATTGGGTAACGGCGGACCTTGGGGGCGGCAGCTACGCCTTCCTCCGCAAGGTCGCGTACGATGCCCTGCTCTCGCAGCCGCAAGGGATCATCTCGGCCGCGTCCGACGCAGGGCTCGCCGAGTGGCCGCTCGGCACCGTCACGTTCCGCACCGTCAAGGTGAACGCCGCCGGGTGCGCGGGCGAGAACAGCCAAGCCTACACGGTGAGCTACTGAGGTGCCTAACTAATGCGACGCCAAGCGGTGTGGTTCGGCGAAGGGCGCGCGAGCGGGCAGGCGCGGTATTGGGAGTCTGGCGCGGTGGCGTCCGACTACGGGACGGCGATTCCCCTGGTGGGGAAGACGGCGACGCTCTACCCGGTGGGGCGCTCGGGGGAGACGCTGTTTCGCCGCGCCTACCTGTCGGTGCACCACGTCGCGTCGGCGGTGCTCCGCGTGACGCCGGTGGTCGAGGGGAGCTTTGGGGCCGTCTCTGTGACAACTGGCACAGTCGCGGCAAAGCCCGTCATCATCACGCTACCCCAGCAGTTGGGGGAGGCGCGAACGGCGGTCTATCCGGTGCCGCTGGTGATGGAGTTCACGCGCGCGAACGGGGACACGGTGCGGGCGTCGGCGCGCGGCGTCGGGCTGGCGCTGCTGATTGAGACGGTCGGGGCGATCGGGAACGGGATTCTCTCGATCGACCATGTGGAAGTCGAGCACGAACCGATCGCGAAGACGCAGGGCGAGGCGGTGGCGACATGAAAGTGCGCGGGGTGAAGATCGCGACGTTCAAGCAGGCCACGGCGAGCATCGCAACGTTGCAAACGGCGGTGAACGACTTCACGGCGGGCAAGGCCGTCACCTCGGGCAACTCGGGGACGATCGCCTACTCGGCGAACGAAGGCCCTGAGCGCGTGCTCATCGGCGACCCGGTGTTTTTTCACGACGGCTCGAACGCGTGGGTCGTGCTGTTCTACAAGGAGGCGTAATGGGCTGGCTCTCGTGGACGGGTCCGGTCGGCGCGATCGTCGATAAGATGGGGCGCGACAAGAAGAAGCGCGATGCGTCGCGGCGGGCCGAGCAGGCCGCCGATCCGATGGGGCGCGAGCAGAACGACAAGCGCATGTACGACGCCACGATGCAGTCGAAGGATCAGGAGAGCGCCTGGTCTGGTCGGCTGGATACGTCGCGCGCGGCCACGGACGCCGCCGGGAGTCGGCTGGCGAACGGCGGCGCCTCGCGCTCCGATCGTCTGGCCGGCGGCGGTGGCTGGGGCGCGGCGGACCCCTACGTCCCGACCGGGCGCGACGACTCGTCTGGGCGTGGCGGGATCCCCGGGCAGCCGCTTGGCGGGGCTCAGGCGACGGGGACCGTGATGGGCGGCGGCTCGCCCGCGTGGCAGAACAGCTTTGCGCCGGGCGGTGGTCCGGCTGGTGGCGCTCCCGCTGGCGGCAACGGCCCCACCCCGGGCGGCATGACGCGCGGGTGGAACCCGACCAACGTACAGGGGCTGTCGTTCGATGCGATCAGCCGCTCGACGCCGGGCGCGACTGACGCCTATTCGACTGACGCCCTCGACAACTACGACTCGGAAAACCTCCGCGGCGTGAATGCGGGGGCGACCATCGACCGCTACACGGGTGGCCCCAACCGATTCGCGCAGGCGATGTCGGGCGCCAACCTCGCGGCGTGGGATGACGGCGGCGTCGGCGCCTTCGATGCCGGCGCCGCGCTCAAGGAGTACGCCACCGGCGCGTGGAACGACACAAAAATGGACTTGGGCAACCTGCTCGGCGAGCAGGAGGCCGCGTCCCAGCGTGGCGGGCGCCTCAACTCGGGCTTCTTCGACCGGGACAAGGGGCGCGTCATCACCGACTCGACCAACCGGTTCACGAACGCGCTGGCGCAACAGGCCGTGCAGGCGGCGGGCATTACCGGCGACATGAAGGCACGCGCGGCGCAAATGCGTTTGCAGGCGGCGGGCGATCGCGATCGCCTCGCGCTGGACGGACTCGGGCTCGGGCTCGAAGCCGGGCAGTCGGTCACCGACGCAGAACTCGAGCGCGCGAGCGGGATGGACTCGAACCGGCTGAACGCGATTCGCTCGGGGCGCGAGCTGGCGCTCGACAAGAGCCAGTTCACGGACGACTACCGCTATCGCGGAACCAAGGACGCGGCCGACCTCAACCTCGATCGCGCCAAATCCCTCGACGAGATGGGGCTCGATAAGAGCAAGTACGTCGATTCGTGGGATCAGGAGAACGCGCAGTTCGGCGACACGATGGATTACAACCGGCAGCGCGACGCGGCCAACATGGCAGAGGGACGGGAGGGGCGCGACCTCGAAACGTGGATGGCGCTCGGCGATCGCTACCGCAACGAACTCACCGGCATGGATGACCGGATCACGGGGCGCCGGAACGCCAAGGCGCAGGCCAAGCAGAACCGGTTCCAGAACCTGATTTCGCTCGGTGGGCTGGGCATCAAGGCCGCCTCGGCGGCGGCGGGCGGCTGAGATGGGCCGCTATTCCCCCACGGTGCGGGATGATCCGGGCGGGCCGCTCGACTTCTCGCCGCTCGCGTCGGCGCTCAGTGATCTGCAAGACAATCGCCTGCGTCGGCGGCAGCAGAAGCTCTGGGAGGACCGCGAAGCCGAGGACCGGCGCGTCCAAGGGGAGCGCGAGCGCGTGGCTGCCGAGAAGCGCGCGAACGACGTGCGCCGCCGTGGGGGCACGCCCCTACTCTCGGCGCCGATCGGGCAACCGTCCTTGCGCGACCTGACGCCCGCGCAGGAATCGCGCGTTCCGCAGTCGTTGGGCGGCGGCGCGCTGCGTCCGATGCTCCCCCGCTCCACCGGTGGCGACTACCGCCCCGAGGGGACCGGCCGCTACCTCGAAGTGATCGACGGCGAGTCCTACATGGTCGATCCGTTGCAGCCGATGCGGTTGCAGGACAAGGTGCGGCAGGACACGCAGCGCGCGACCCTCTCGTCGCGAGGGCGCGTCACGCGCACGCTCTTGGACGCCATCCCCGCGTACAAAGGCGTGCTCTCCAAGCTCACCGACGAAGACATCGGACAGGTTCCCCTCAGTGAAATCGACGCGCTGTCGAAGGTGGGGATGCCCAAGCCTCTCGCCGCGCGGGACGACATTATCGGGCAGGCCAAGGCGCTGGGGCTCGATGTCTCTGGCATGTCGCCCGGCGAGGCAGCGCAGCGCGTGGCGATGGCTGAAAAGAAGTGGGAGACCGCCAACCGGCCGCGCGGCGCCGACGACGAGAATCGAGCGCTCATCCGGGACGAGCGGAAGGCGCGCGCCAAGGCGGCGTTTGCCGCTCGTCAGGTGCGCGCGGCACAGGCGCTCAACCTCGACACCGATCAGAAGTTCTTTAGTGACAATCGGCTGTGGAATGCGTCCTCAATGGCGGAAGCCGAGCGCCTGGGCATGACCAATGCCGATTACATCGCGGCGCGGCAGTCGTACAAGGACTCGCCGAGTACGGAATCGGCCCGGGCCGAGCGCGCCGCGGCGAAGGCCAGCGGAACCGACGCGGAGCGCATGATTGCCGAGGTGCTCCGCGGTGGTGCGGCCACAGGACCCGACGCTCCCGCGGCGCCTCGCGGCGGGGCCGGTCCGACGCCGAGCCCGGCGCAGATCGCTCGCGCGAACGCTGATCCGCAGTACGCAGAGTTCCTGCGCAGCAAGGGCTACGCGCTCCCATGAACGATCCCCGCTGGAACACCGGGGATGACGCCGAGTTCGACCGCTGGCGGTCGAGCCGGTCTCCGCGCACGCCCGCGACGCCAGATGACGCGGAGTTCGAAGCATGGAAAGCGAAGCACGCGCCGAAGCCTACGCTCGGCGAAAAGATTCGCCGCGGCGTGGACATGGCGACCAATGCCAGCACGCTCGCGGCGGCGGGGCGTACGATGCTCGCCGATGTCGTCTCGACGGTGCCGCGCGTGGTGTCGGGTATCGCCGGGCTGCAGGCCGACTACCTCGAGCGCGACACCCCGAAGCGTTCGCTTACGTCGCTCATCACCGGCGAGGCGCCGCAAACGCCGGGCATCGTCGGCGATGTCGCGCGCACGTATCGGCGCGTGGGGGATGCCGCGGGCGACATCGCGAACCGGGTCGAGGAGTGGGGACGCCCCCGCGACGGGCTCGGGATGGGCGCCAAGCTTCTAACGGGCATCGGGAAGTATGCGGCTATGGGTCCGGTCGCAGGCGTCGCGGTCGGGGCGGCAGAGGCGGCGGCGGATCCGCGGTTCTCGCAAACCTCGCTGGTGGCCGAACTCGAGAAGATCCAGCGGCCGGGGATGCTGGGCGACGCGGCGCGCGCGGTCGGGCGCGGGGCGTCGTGGCTCAACGAGACGGAAGTCGGGCGCGCGGTCGGGGATGTTGTGATCGGCGAAGTCGGGTCGCGCGTGCTCACGAGTACGGCGCGCGGGCTCGCCAAGGCAGGCGGCGCGGCCGAACGCACAGCGGCGCGGGCGCTGGATCGGTTGAATCCGATTCCCGATGATGTCCTCGAGGTGGCGACGCGCGAGGGCTTGCCACGCTCGGGGCGCCTTACTCCTGAGCGGTTTGACGAGTTCGCGCGAGAGATCCCACAGCCGCCGCAGCGTGACCCTGGTGACGTGTGGCGCACGCGGAAGCTGCTGCCGCCGCGCGAGGATGCCCTAGGCGCACTGGCGGCGCCGCAGCAAGGGCCGTTGACGCTTGGCCAGACGATTGCGCGCGCAGGCCGCGAGGCATCGCCCACCTTCGCGCCGCGCACGACGCCGGATGTCTCCGGCTCGATCCGTGGGCGCGGCATCGAACAGGCCGAGGCGGCGATCGACCTTCCGACCGCAGCCGAGGTGGGGGATTTGCGCGCGCGGCGCATGGAAGTCGGCGGGCCAGAGTCCACAGAGTTGTACTCGGTGGGCTCGACGCCGGCCTTCGTGTCAGCCGCGAAGCGTGTCGCGGCGTCGCCGGTAGCATCGGCCGCGACCGGCGCCGTCGTGGGCGCGTCGATCGACGACGAAAACCCCGGACGCGGCGCCTTGATCGGCGCGACGCTCGGCGGTGGGGCGTCCGTGCTCGCCAAACGCGCGGCTAAGGCGGGCGCTCCGTTGCGCCTGACGGGTGACGCCGACATCGACGCGGTGCTCGGCACGATCGCGCGCGGGGAGCGCGACGTGCCGGTCCGCGATGCCATGCTGTCCGGGGCGAAGCGCGCCTACACCAAGCTGGTGGACGAGCTGTATCCGCTCCGGGAGTTCGGGCGAACGGTCGGCGGGTCGTCCCACATGTCCGACGTGGCGACGCAAGCGAGTGGATGGCAGTCGGCCGCGCACCAGCGCGCGCGGGATGGGCTGCAGCCAATTCTCAAAGCGACGGCCAAGAATCGGGAGCCGGTGATGGCGCTGGCCAAGGCGCAGAGGGCGCTCGCGCTGCTCGACAGCGGCCTTGAGAAAACCGACATCCCGCGCGACGTGCTGGAACGCACGGTGCAGAAGTTGAGCGCCGATCCGGCGGCGGCCGAGGGCGCCCGTCAGTTGCAAGACTACTACCGCCAGTTGTTACAGCGGAAGCTCGACGAAGGCGTTCTCACGCGCGAAGCGTTCGATGCGATCACGGAGAGCGGAGACTACTACACGCCCTTCACGCGAGAATTCAACGAGCCCCGAGGCGGCGGGCGGACGGCGGGCGCTGGCGGGCGCTTTGTCAACCGCGGGACCGGTGTCCGCAAGATGGACGCGAACACGGCCAGCGCGAAGACGATCGACCCCTTCGAGCAGGCCGCGCTCGACACGTTCGAGACCGAGCAGGCGGTGGCCAAGCAACGCGTGAGCAACGTACTGGCCGCGACGGTTGAAGCGAACGATGTCGCGGCGTATCCGTGGATTCGGCGCGTCGAGAGCCAGCAGGCGGGCCGTGATGGGCGCGTCGTCGCGGCTAACATCGGCGGCGATCGGCGCTACTACGAAGTCGCCGACAAGGACCTGTACGACGCATGGGCGTCCTTCGATCCCAAGCAGCAGAGCCTCTGGGTGTCGTTCCTGGCACCCTTCAAGCGCGCGCGTCAGGTCGGGGTGACCCTCATGCCGGATTTCGCCGTCGCCAACGCGATGCGCGACAACGTGATGACGGCGCTGCAGTACCCCTTGAAGTCGCGCGGCATGATTGGGGGTGGCGCCGCGGGCGCGGTGGTCGGCGCGTCGGTGGCCGACGAGGGCGAACGTTGGGAAGGCGCCGCCAAGGGCGCGGGGATCGGCATGGGCGCTGGCGCCATAATGCCGAACATCGTGCGCACGCTCGGCGCCATGCGCGCGATTGTCACCGACGATGAAGTCTACAAGCAGTGGATGCGCGACGGTGGGGGCGGGTTCGGCGGGTTCTATCCCCGCGACACCAAGGGCGCGCGGAAGCTGATCGGGGAACTCGAGCGCACCGGCGTATCGGCCGCTGACATCGTCAGCCCGAGCCGTTGGGTGGACGCTCTTCGCTACATCGGTGGCGTGGCCGAGCAGGCGCCCCGCCTGGCGGCGTACACCGATGCGCTGGCCAAGGGCGCCGATGCGTCGGGCGCGGTCGCGAAGTCGGCCGACATCTCGCTCGACTTCAGCAAGATCGGGTCGCATGCCAAGGGCGTGGCGGCAACGACCGCCTTCTGGAATGCCAAGGTGCAGGGGTGGGACAAACTCGCCCGGATGCTCAAGAACCCGAAGACATGGGCGCAGGGCGCCGCAATGATTACGGTCCCCTCGGTCGCGCTGTGGACGATCAACAAGGACAACCCCGAGTATTGGGAACGCCCGCAGTGGGAGCGTAACCTGTTCTGGCTCATCCCCAAGGGGGGCGACGCCGGCGGCTTCTGGCGCATCCCGAAGCCGTTTGAGGTGGGCTACCTGTTCGCCTCGGTGCCGGAACGGATCCTCGACTACGCACAGGAGCGAGATCCCGAAGCGCTACAGTCCGCGCTGCGCGACATGATGTCAACGGCGAGCGACGGGACGATCCCCCTCATCCCCACCGGGGCTGAGCCCTTCGTCGAGAACATGACAAACCATTCGTTCTTCCGGAATCGCCCGATTGTGACGAATGAGCGCGTCCTGCCCGAACGCCAATTCGATGATCGCACTTCGTCGATCGCCGTTGGGCTGGGCGGGGCGACGGGCACCTCGCCGCAGAAGATTGACAACGTGATGCGCGGTTTCACGGGCGGCGCGGGCGCCATTGCACTCGACGTGACCGATCGCATCGCGCGCGCGACGGGATTGGACGATCGCCCGTTGCCGCCGGATCGCGCGACGGTGCCAGTCGTCGGCGACTTGACACGCCGCTTCTCGACCCGCGACGGCGGGATGTCGGATAGCGAGTCGCTCTTCTGGCAGAAGTTCAAGCGCGCGGAGCAGGCGCGCGCGTCCGTGCGCGACATGCTCAAGGACCAAGAGTCGCCCGAGGCCGTGCGCGCGTTCATCCTCGACCACGCCGACGACCTGCGCGACTATGAAACGCTCAAGGAAACGCGCGATGCGCTGGAGAAGGTGAAGGCCGCCGAACGCCAGGTGTTGGCCGATCGCACGATGCCGCGCGAGCGGAAGCGTCAGGTGCAAATGAAGCTGCGGCAACTGGCCACGCAGTTTGCCCAAGGGTCCGCGCGCGGCGACGTGCTGGCCGAGCAGGACCGATAACCCCTCTCCTTGTTCCCCTCATGGCTGCCGCGTACCGACGTGTCAACACGGGCGAAACCGAGATCGCCATCACGCAAAAAACGCTCGCGTACGTGGGCGCTCTTATCGCCTTGCTCGGGTCGCTCTTCTCGGCGGGCATCTCCTACGGGGTGATGCGCTCCCAGCTCGAAGGGAAGTCCGATCGCTCGGCCGTCGAGGCCAGTTTCCGGGAGTTGGATCGCCGGTTGGTGCGCGACTCGTCGGTGATGCAGGTGCTGCGCGAGGACCTGCACGACATCCAGCGGGACGTATCCGACATCAAGCAACGCAACACGGACATTGCCTGTGAGTTGATCCGGCCGCGCCGGACGTACTGTCGCTAGGGAGGGGGTATGCAGTGGCTGAACGGGTACAAGACCTATCTCGGGCTGCTGGCGCTGGTGGTGTCGGCGCTCGCCGATAACCTGCACCTCCTGCCCCCGGCATGGGTGCCGTACGTGCAGGGCGCCGCGGCGTTGCTGGCCGCGCTCGGCGTGGCGCACAAGGTCGAGAAGGCGAGGGGGGCGGCGCCCGAATCGCCCGGCGTATGACGCCGCAGGGGCATCCGCCCGAGAGCATTCGCGCCCGGCAGGGGTTCGCGTGCGTGTGGTACGACGACGCGACCTCGCAGGCGCTGCAGCTCGACCAATTCGAGTTGGTGCGCGACGCGAGCGAGGCGGCGCGGCGGGCGGTGCGGATGCTCATGGCCGACGACGAGGCGCAGCGCGTGCCGCTGACGTTGACGGTCGTGGGGCTGTTCGGCGAGCGGCACTGTATCGACCTGCTGCGCGTGCAACAGGTGTCGTCGTGGCCCCCGTCGTCGGTCGCGGCGCAGTCGGAGGACGCGGCGCTGTACGTGGCGGACGATCCCGAGGCCGAGCCGTGGAAGCGGTAGGGCCATCCCTTGTGACTGTCAGTACCGGACTCTACTGTAGCGCCTCGGCCGAACGGACGCGGCCCCCTCTGCGCATGGATGCGCGACAGCCTGCCGTGGGTGGTGGTGGCGCGGAGAGTGCCGTGGCGAATGGCGCGGGCGGTGTCCGTGTCTCGCACGGGCGCGGCGTGGGCGGCGCGGTCCGGTGGGAGATCACCGGCGCGTGCGGCTCGCCGCTGCTCGACGTGCGAGCGGATGACGATCGGCTCACCTTGGAAGACCTCGAAGACCTCGCGGCCGTGGTCGAGCGCATCGCCGCGCGGCGGCGGTTGACGCTCCTGCGCTGAGTCGACCACTAGGGCTGGCGCACGCCCCGGTAGGTCTCCCAGCGTGCGTCGGCGCGGTTCCATCGTTCCACCGTCCCGCCGAATCGGTCGTAGCGAAAGACGTAGAACGGATCCTCGCGAGAGAGGACCTGGTAGCGGGTGGGCCAGACGTTCCACGTGAACCACGCGGCCCACGCCAGCGCCGCCACCGGCGCCAGCGCCCGAAGCCACACCAGCGCCGCGCGCGCCCTCACCCCGCCCTCCTGCCCTTCTTCGGGCTCGCCTGTGGCGTTTCGGCGGGGGGATACTTCCGCGCCTGCTCTTCGAGGAAATCGCGCTTCTGGCGGTCGGACTCTGATTCGATCCCGGCCCCGCCATCCTCGAACGCAAGCCATGCGGGGCGGACGCCCAAGACCGTGGCGAGCATGTGGCAGTAGTCGAGGGTGGGGACATAGCTCCCCTTTACCCACTTCGACACGGCCTCCTTCGAGGGAGATAGCGCCCCGTATCGCTCCGTCAGAAGTCGGTGAATCTCTGCCTGATTCCCCCCGCGCCCGACACGCGCGCGCGCCAACTCCCATGCCTGCAGAGCATGCGCGAGACGGGAATGGAAAGTCGCCGACGGTAGAGCTTCCGCCACAATCGCAACGCCAAAGAAATCCCCTCTTGCGCAATTAGGAGGGGTTGCGTATTTATTTACGCAACGTCAGCCGAACCTGACACAGAGTAACGGCAGACGCAAACGCTTGCGAGGATATACGAAATGGACGCACGGAGACGCAAGGCACTCATCGTAGAGCACGGCGTCGTGCTGGGAGACGTGGCAGAGGAGGTCGGCTGTTCGCTCGCAGTTGTGTCGCGCGTGCTGCACGGCCTGACCCGGCGGGACACGGAGTTTTCCGGCAAGATCAAAGCCACTATCGCCGCCCGGGTTGGTGTGTCGGTGGACGACCTCTGGCCGGAACCGGTCGAGGTGGCCGCATGATCCACCCCGAAATCCAGCGGGCGGGGGCCGAGGTCGTGGTCACGTGCCCGCAGTGCTCGGGCGATGGCGAGGGCTGCACCGCCTGTGACGAGATCGGGCGCGTCCCGCAGGCCGTCGCCGTCGAACTCATCGCGGAGCGGAAGACCGACGTGCGCGACTTGGGCGTGCGGTACTGGGAGAACCGCGAGCAGGCCGACGCGGAGCACAACTATCCGGACCTGTCGCCCGCTGACGCGTTGCTCGCCCTCCGCTCCCGGCTCCAGTGCGCCGAAGCGGTGCAAGCCGACTTCGACCGGCGCGGCGTGCGGCAGCGCTTTCCGGTGGCGCTCTCGATCGAGGAGGCGCGGGCGCTCGCCCGCGGGGCCGCATGAACCCGGGCGACACCTACGTCATCCTCGCCTTCGGGATCGTCGTCGGCTTCTGCCTCCGCGACGCGCTCGACCTGGTGAAGCGGCCCAAGACGCCGAGTCAGCGCGAGACATGGCAAGCGCGACACGCCGAGCACGTCGCGACGACGCGGAAGCTCAAGCGGTTGCAGGTCCACACGGGCGGCAAGCCGGCCGCCTAACCATCCACAACGAGAGGACGCATGTACAAGAACGGACAGATCGCGCCTGCGTTCGCCACGGCGAATGTCGCGGGCCAGCCGCAGCCGATTGGTGGACTCGGCGAGGTACTGAAGCGCCTGAACGAGCAGGCTGGGCGCGCCGAGATGCTGGCCGGGTCGCTGGAGGAGTGTAACGCCCACCTCGAAGGGCTGCCGATCAGCGGGCAGGCGGCGTCGGTCGATGCGCCCTCGGTTGGTGCGCTTTCCAACCTGCATGGTGAGATCACCCGCCTGTCGGAAGCAATCTCGCGCGCGCTGGCCTTCGCGCAGCAGATCCGCAACAACGTCGCCTGAAAACGACAAAGCGCCCTGCGGACACAGGACGCCTCGTCACAACCCATCAAGTCCAACCACGCAGGGGAACGATAACGATGACACTGACCGCAGAGCAACAGCGAATCCGGGCGGAAGGGATCGGCGCCAGCGAGGTCGGCGCCGTCCTCGGCCTCGATCGCTACCGGACCCCGTTCGACATCTGGTACGCCAAGACGCACCCGAGCGACCAGCCGCAGATCCAGAGCGCCGCCATGGCGCGCGGCCACCGGCTCGAACCTGTCGTCGCCGACATGTACGCCGAGCTGCACGCGGGCGTGATGCTGACGATGGGGGACACGATCCAGCATCCCGACGCGGCATGGGCGCTGGCCACGCCGGACCGCTACGTCCTGACGCCGAATCAGGCGAACGGGCTGCTCGAGATCAAGACGAAGCGTTGGCGCACGGCGCAGGAGTGGGGCGAGAGCGGGACGCAGGACGTGCCCTTGATCGTCGTCGCCCAATGCCAGTGGCAGATGTTCGTGGTCAACCGCCCGTGGTGTGACGTGGCCATGCTCGTCGATGGCGAGGAGTATCGCGAGTATCACCTCGAGCGCGACGACGAGTCCATCGCCGCCATGGTCGATGAGGTCGCGAAGTTCTGGACCTTCCACGTCCGGAACGGCATCGCGCCCGAGATGAAGGGCGAGCGCGTCGGGGCGTACCTGGCGAGCCGCTTCCGGCAGCAGTCGGGCGAGATCGTCCCGGCGAGCGACGAGGCCGAGCGGCGCCTCATGCGGCTGGCGGGGATCAAGTCCGAAATCAAGCTCCTCGAAGCGGAGGAAGAACACCTCGGCAACCTGCTCAAAGAGGAGGTCGGGGAGCGGAAGGGGATCGCGGGCGCGGCGGGCCGCTTCACGTGGTCGGAGCAGAAGGGCGGGATCGACTACAAGGGGCTGGCCGAATCGCTGGGCGCGACGCCCGCGCTGGCTGAGACCTTCCGGCGCCCGTCGTTCCGCGCCGCGCGCTTCACGCCGTCGCAGGGGGCCTAACGTCATGGCGAACCCCAACCTTCCCGTGCGCGTGGAACAGACGGCGGGCGTGATCGCCGCCGAAGGCGAGACGGCATCGAGCGCCGTCGCCGCACGCGAAAAAGCGGCCGTCGAGGCGCGCTTCCTGGTGGCGCTCCATCGCCCCCGCAATCCTGACACGGCGCGCATTCGCATCCTGAACGCGTGTCAGCGGCCCCGCTTCGCCGAAGGGGCGAAGTACGCCAAGCCGGTGGGCGGCTCCAAGGTGGTCGGCCCCTCGATCCGGTTCGTCGAGGAGGCACTGCGCCAGTGGGGCAACATCGACATTCAGACGCCGGTGGTCTTCGACGACGACGAGCGGCGCATCGTGCGCGTGAGCGTCACCGACCTGGAGACCAACACGAGCTTTAGCTCGGACGTGACGCTGACGAAGACGGTCGAGCGCCGGAACCCCAAGAACGGGGACGAGATCGTCCGGCAGCGCACCAACTCGACCGGCCAGACGGTCTACATCGTCCGGGCCGACGAGGACGCGTTCCTGAACAAGCAGAACGCGGGCATCTCGAAGGCCATCCGCAACAACGGGTTGCGCGTCGTCCCTTCCGATGTGGTGGAGGAGGCGATGGACGAGGTGGAGGAGACGCTGCACAACGAAGACGCGAAGGACCCGAGCGCCACGCGGAAGCGGCTGACGGATGCCTTCTACGCGTTAGGCGTGATGCCCGAGCAGATCGCGACGTTGCTGGGCCACGCGCTGGAGTCGATGACGCCGGCCGAATTGACGTTGCTCCGCACGATCTACACGGCGTTGAAGGACAACGAAACAACGTGGGCCGAAGCGCTGGCCACGTTCGGGAAGGGCGAGGCGCCGGCGAATGGCGCAGCCAAGGCGGCGACGGCGACCAAGGGCAACGCGGGGCTGAAGTCCGCGCTCGCCAAGAAGAAGGAAGAGGCGCCCGCGTCCATGTCCGAGGACGACAGCGACGCGGCGTTGCAGGCGGAAGCGCAGCGACTGGCCGAGCAGGACGGTGCCGCGTGATGCAGCGCATCGTGGAAGCCTACGCTTCCCTGACCCCCGTGGCCGCGGACGCCACGGGGCTGGACCTGGTGACGTTGCCCGAGCCGGTGGACGGCTTCCCGGCGGGGACGTACCGCGCCGGGCGGATCGAGACGTTTGCCACGGGGCCGCTGGACATCTACGGCCAGTGGCTCGAACGGCTCGACACCTACTCGTGCGGCTTCAAGGTGTTGACCGCGCATGGCGTCGGCACGTTCACGTTAGGCCCGGCGGACTGCCAGATGTTGCACGCGCTCTTGTCGGCGGCGTGGCCGAGCGAAGCGGCGAGCGGGGACGGGTGGGCGATGCTGACCGACCTGTGGATCGGCGCGGTGTCGCACGGGATGAACGGCGGCATCGTGAGGGTGCGATGATCCGCAACCATCACGAGCCCCCGCCCACGCTGTTGCTGGAGCCCGCGCGCGTCACGGAATCGAAGACGTGCCCCTGTGGCGGCTCGCTCGCGGGCAAGCTGCTGACGGGCTGGGAGTCTGGCGCCTATCCCGGTCGCACCGTCCTCGAATGCGCGACGTGCGGACGCCGGGAAGCGATCGTGCGCCGGATGGTCGCCGAGCCGAAGCCGAAGAAGCAGCGCCCGCGCAAGGTGGGACACGAGCGGACGTGCGCGCGCGTCACGTGCGGGAAGGTCTTCACGCCCGGCGACTACAGTCGGCGGCAACGCTACTGCTGTGTGGAGTGCGGCAACAAGGACCGCAAAGCGC